GTTGGATAGGCGTGCTATAGCGGCTAGGGTTGCGTTTGGGGAGTCTGCTGCGTGTGATCCTACCCCTGTGGAGGGTGACCGGGTGATGGTTCCTTCGGGTGCTGTGTGGGCTAATCATGCTAACGAGTGGATGTTGTTGTCCCCCAGGATTGAGACGGGTTCGAAGTCGATCCAGTTTGGCGGGTCTGCTGTGTATGCTTACACGATCCCGTTTGATCGCCAGTTTAGTAGTCCGCCTGTTGTGGTGGCGTCTATGGCTACGGCGGCTGGGGGCACGGCACAGATTGATGTGAAAGCCTACAATGTGACTGCCCAAAATTTTAGTTTGGCGTTTATTACGAATGATGGTTCGAAGCCGAATGGTGTGCCTGCGGTTGCTAATTGGATTGCTGTCGGCGTGTGACTGTACAGGTGTTGTGGTGGATGGTGTGATGTTGGGGGGCTGTGGTGTCGTGGTTTACTCCTGCACTGGTGGCCTCTATTTGTACCGCGTTGGCCACGGTTTTGGGTTCTGTTCAGGCTGTCACATCCCGGTCTAGGAAGCGTTTACGCAGGCTGTCTGCGCAGGTGGATGCGATGGAAGAGTATACGTGGGGTGTGCGGCGCGAGGTGCGAAGGTTTAACGCCGGGCTTCCTGATGATGTGGAGCCTATACATCTCCCTGATGTGCCCGAGTTTTTGAAGGATACTGTTGATGGTGGTGGGGGGTGAATTGTGAGGGAGTTGGAGGAGGAGAAGCGGCAGCGCCGCAATTTTGAGAAAGCTTCACTGGTGTTGCTGTTTTTGTCGCTTGTACTACTGGCGGTGGTTGCTGCGGGTGCTTTACGTTTCGGGGCTGTATCCTCTGAGCGGGATTCGGAGCAGGCTAGGGCCCAGTCGAATGGTACAGCGGCTCGGGGTTTAGCCAGCCGTGTGAAGCAGGTGTGTACCCAGGGTGGCGTGGAGTCTGCGCGGCTTCACCGGTCTGGTTTGTGTGTGGATGCTCAGCGTGTTGAGCGGAGTGTGCAGGGTGTGCCGGGTCCTGCCGGTGAGCGCGGCCCGCAAGGTCCTGCAGGTGTGGACGGCCGGGATGGTGTTAATGGTTCGGCTGGGTTGGTTGGCCCTGTTGGTCCGCAGGGTTCTCCAGGTTTGAATGGTGTGAAAGGTCCTGACGGGTTGCCTGGCGCGAATGGATCGGATGGCCATGATGGTGTTCCAGGTCGTGCAGGTGCTGACGGGGTGAACGGGGTTGACGGCGCTGATGGTCGGGATGGTTCGGCCGGTGAGCGCGGTGATGTGGGCCCTTCAGGTCCTGCCGGCCAGCAAGGTGCACAGGGTGAACGGGGTGAGCGTGGCCCCGCCGGTGCGAACGGATCCGATGGCAAGGATGGTAAGGATGGGCGCTCGGTGGTGTCTGTGTACTGTTCCGGGGGTCGCCTGGTTGTGAAATATAGTGACGGTGTGGCTTCTACAATATCGGGCTCGGTGGCCTGCCAGGGTGTGAAACCGTCGCCTATAGTGACTATATCATCCCACAAATAGAAAGGAGTGGCTGTGATGGTAGTGTTTGGTGGTGATGTGTGGTGAGGTTTATTCCTGCGGCGCACCATTCTGCCGGCTCGAATAGTCCGGTGAATAGGGTTGTGATTCATGCGACGTGCCCGGATGTGGGGTTTCCGTCAGCCTCCCGTAAAGGGCGGGCGGTGTCTACAGCAAACTATTTTGCTTCCCCGTCGTCTGGTGGTTCGGCGCATTATGTGTGTGATGTTGGGGAGACTGTGCAGTGCTTGTCGGAGTCTACGATTGGGTGGCATGCCCCGCCGAATCCGCATTCTTTGGGTATAGAGATTTGTGCGGATGGGGGTTCGCATGCCTCGTTCCGGGTGCCGGGGCATGCTTACACGAGGGAGCAGTGGCTTGATCCGCGGGTGTGGCCTGCTGTGGAGCGTGCCGCGGTGCTGTGCCGGCAGTTGTGTGACAAGCATGGTGTTCCGAAGAGGAAACTTTCGGTGGCCGATTTGAAGGCCGGTAAACGGGGTGTGTGCGGCCACGTGGATGTGACGGATGCGTGGCATCAGTCGGATCATGATGATCCGGGGCCGTGGTTTCCGTGGGACAGGTTTATGGCCGTAGTCTGCGGCGGTAGTGGTAGTGAGGAGTTAACTGTGGCTGATGTGAAAGCTTTACATGATCAGATTAAACAATTGTCTGCCCAGCTTACTGGTTCGGTGAATAAGCTGCACCATGATGTTGGTGTGGTGCAGGTGCAGAATGGTGATTTGGGTAAACGTGTGGATGCCCTGTCGTGGGTGAAGAATCCGGTAACCGGGAAGCTGTGGCGCACCAAGGATGCCCTGTGGAGTGTCTGGTATTACGTGTTGGAGTGTCGTAGCCGTATTGACAGGCTGGAGTCTACTGTCAACGATTTCAAGAAGTGATGTGTTGTGGGTAAACAGTTTTGGTTGGGTTTGTTTGAGCGTGCCCTGAAAACTTTTATTCAAACGTTTGTTGCTGTGCTTGGGGTGACTGCGGGTGTGACTTATACTGCGGAGTCGTTTCGCGGTTTGCCGTGGGAGTCTGCCCTGATTACGGCCGGGGTTGCTGCGGTGCTGTCGATTGCTACCTCGTTTGGTAACCCGTCGTTTGTTGCTGGTAAACCGAAAACGACGCCTGTTGTGGATGCTGGGCTTGTTCCACCGGATGATCCTGGAATAGTGGAGTCTCACATGGTTGACGAAACGGATCCTGGCATGATAGAGCCTATCGACGATGCCGATGCTGGAGGCTATGTGCCGAGGCGTGCTGCTGAGTCGGAAGTTGGCACGGTAGAGTCTACTGTTGCATAAGTGAATATATGTGTGTGCCCCAGCAGTGCTGCCACGATCGTGTGGTGGTTGCCGCTGGGGCACTATTTTTGTGTCTACAGTATTCTATGATTCGTTGTTGTTGATGGTTTCTTCGAGCATCTGATACAGGTGGAGGCAGGCTGAGATAGTATCGCTGGCCTGGTCTAGAACGTTCCGGCCGATAACGTTTTTGTGGTTGTCGCGGTGGCGGATGATAGACCGCATGATATCGTCGGCCGCCGATTGTAGTAGTTTTGCCTGGTATGTGATTCCGGCGAGCCAGTCTAGTGCTTCCTGGATTGCCCGCGTGTCGTCTGGGATGCCACTGGTGTTGCTGTTGTTTGTGGGGTATCCTGCACTGTCGCAGCACCACAGGATTTCGCTGCACTCGTCTAGCGTGTCCTGATCGATAGCAAGATCGTCGAGGCTGATTTCTTTGACGGTAAGGTTCACGTCATCGAGTGAGATGGGTACACGGTACTGGTTTTCGACACCGTCAACAATGTTTTCCAATTGCTGCATGTTTGTGGGCTGTTGTTGGATGATTCGGTGTACTACTGTTTTGAGGGCGGTGTAGGGGATATTGTGTGTGTTGTTCATGGTTTTATTTCATCCCTGTGCTGTCGTCGCTGTCGTCTGGATAGTATTTATTGTTTGCGTAGCCTGTTAGGGTGATGAGTGTTTGGTCTGCCCACTGTTTCACCGTCTGCCTTGTCACCCCGAGTCGTTGGGCTGCCACCGAATAGGTTTGATCATACCCGTATACTTCACGGAATGCGGCTAGCCTGGCTAGGTGTTTCCTCTGTTTGGATGGTTCGCAGGTGAGGGTGTAGTCGTCGATGGCTAGCTGCAAATCGATCATGGTAACGATGTTGTTGCCGTGGTGTTGTGGCGCGGTTGGTGGGGGTGGCATGCCTGGCTCGACTGAGGGTTTCCATGGGCCGCCGTTCCAGATCCATTGGGCTGCCTGGATAATATCTGTGGTGGTGTAGGTCCGGTTCATGTGTCATCCCCTGAATAGGTTGTCGAGGTTGCCTGGGTTGCTGGTGGTGGTGTCGAATCGTCCGGCGCAGTGGCAGTAGTCGTACATGAGTTTAATAATGTGTTGGTGGTCGCCGAGGTAGGTGTTTCCGCTGATGCTGTAGGTGGCTGTGCCGTCTTTTGCGATGGTGTATTTGGCGGTGATGGTTTCGGGTGTTTCGGTGTCGGTGATGATGGCTGTGGTGGTGGTGCCTACGGTTTGGAGTATGGTGGTTTGGGTTCCGTCGTCGATGGTGGTTTTAACCATGAGGGGTTCTCCTTTTAAATGCTTGTTTGGTTGTCGGCTAGATGAATAATATCGGATAAAGGTTTCGGTTGGTCTAGGTGTTGTATGGTTTTGTTGGCTAGCCGTTTGGCTACCCTGTAGCACATTTTGGTATAGTGTTTGTTGTCTAGGTTGTGGTATTGTTCCCGCACCGCAATATATAGTAGGGAGTCTTGGTACAGGTCGTCTGCACTGATTGCGGGGTAGTGTGTGGCTACTTTGGTGCATACCCGGTTGAGTGTGCGAAGATGATGGTCTGTGGCCCATCCCCACGATGCGGTGGTGGCCAGGTCTGCTTTGGTTGGTCGTCTGCTCATGGCACTATTTCATCTGGCTATCTGGTAGTTGTTTGGTGTTTTGTTGTGGATAGTGTAGCACACTAGTCCGGGGTTGCCGGTGGTGCCTGTGCGGTGCCGGAACCATGTTGATTCGCCTTCCATGGATGGGCATTGGATGAAGGTGCGTTGTCCTTGCTCGGAGATTTGGAGGTGGTGCCGGTGCCCGGCCATGAGGATGTGGGATGTGGTGCCGTTGTGGAATTCTTGGCCGCGCCACCATTCGTAGTGTTGGTTGTTGCGCCATTGGTGTCCGTGGGCGTGCAGTATCCGTGTGCCGGCCACTTCGACGGTGGTGGTCATTTCGTCTCGGCTGGGGAAGTGGAAGTGTAGGTTGGGGTAGTTGTTGTTGAGCTGGTAGGCTTCTGCGATGGCGCGGCAGCAGTCCACATCGAAGGAGTCGTCGTAGGTGGTGACGCCTTTACCGAAGCGCACGGCTTCACCGTGGTTGCCGGGGATGGATGTGACGGTCACATTTTGGCAGTGGTCGAATTGGTGGACGAGTTGCATCATGGCCATGCGGGTGAGCCTGATTTGTTCCGTCAGGGGTGTTTGTGTGCGCCAGGCGTTGTTGCCGCCTTGTGACACGTATCCTTCGATCATGTCGCCGAGGAATGCGATGTGGACTCGTTGCGGTTTGCCTGCTTGTTGCCAGTAGTGTTTTGCGGCTGCGAGGGAGTGCAAATAGTCGTCGGCGAATCGGCTGGTTTCTCCGCCGGGGATGCCTTTGCCGATTTGGAAGTCGCCTGCCCCGATGACGAAGGCCGCAGTGCTGTAGTCGGTGTGGGTGTCCTGTTCGGGTTTTGGTGTCCATTCGGCTAGTTTGTTGACGAGTTCGTCTACGGGATACGGGTTTGTTGCGGGTTGGTGGTCGATGATTTTTTGTACGGATCGGCCTGTTTCTCCGTTGGGGAGTGTCCATTCGGAGATGCGTGTGCGGCGTACGGTACCATTGGCTAGATTGTCGTCGATGGCGTTGTCGTGGTTGGCTAGCTGTGTGAGTAGCCGGTCTATATTGTCTATCACTGGTTTTCCTCTTCTTTTTTCTGTGTGGTGTTGGCTTGTTTGCGGCGATAGTCTTTAATAACGGTGGCGGAGATGGGGTATCCTGCCTGGGTGAGCTGTTTTGCTAGCCAGGAGGCTGGGATGGTTTTGTCGGCGAGCACGTCTGCAGCCTTGTTGCCGTAGCGTTGAATAAGGGTTTCAGTTTTGGTTGCCATGATATCCTAGGGGTTGTGTGGTGGGCTGCCATCCTGTGCGGCAGTCGCCGTCGTGTCCTGGTTTGCGTGTGCACCATGTGATGGTTCCGTCTGTGTGGTTGAGTGTTTTGCCGCACATGACGTTTTGTAGATGCTCCGGCAGTGCGCCGTCACCCTGGTTGCTGGTTTGTGTGTCGAAGAGTGTTTTCTGGTTGGTGAAATGCTCGGATACGGTGCCTTTATGCACGGGTAGTATCCATGTTTTCCATTGTTGTTGTAGCCGAGTGTTCCAGTGGAATTGTTTGGCCGCGTTTTCGGCTTGTTTGGCGGTTTTGAAATAGCCTACAATGATTCGCTGGTGGTTGTTGTCTGGCTGATGTGGCCCTTTCCAATATTGGGCAGCTACAGCGTACCTGTTGTTGTCGGTGAAGGCGTCCCAGCAGTATTCGATGATGTGTTGCAGTACTGTGTCGGGAATGTCTTGTGCTTGGTTTTCGTTGAGCCATTCGTCAACAATGATGTTGTGTATGGCGCGTTTGTCTTTGGTGGTGGGTTTGAAGGCGATGCTCATGATAGTGCCGGCTGGTCGTCTTGCATGAACTGGTTGAAGGTGTTGTTCTCGGCGTGTTGGGCTTGTGTGATTTGTTGGTCGGTCCAGTCTGGGTGTTGCTGTTTCAGATAGTGCCAGTGGCACGCATTGTAGGTTTCGTCTTGTAGCCGGGTGAGATGGTTTTCGGTGATGATTTGTTTCCACATTGTCCATGACACGTCTAGCCGGTCCAATATTTCCATTGCTGGGATGTTGAATTGGTCGAGGAAGAGGATTTCGTGGGTGTAGTAGTTTTTCTCGTAGGTGTCCCATCCGCTTCGGTGCCTGTTGGGCTGGTGTTTGGGGTAGGCTTCCCGGCATACTTTGTGCAAACGTTTGGCCATGTCGTCGGGTAGTTTAATGTCGGGGTTGGCGCGAATCATGGATCGCATCCCATCGTAGGTGGTGCCCCAGGTGTGCATGATGTAGGTGGGGTCTTCTCCGTCTGCCCATTTTTCTGCACAGATGGCGAGGCGGATGCGTCTCCTAGCGGCCTTACTCGTGTCGCGGCGGCCGGGGATGGGGCACGTGTCGAGGGGATCCATGATGTTTTATATGCCTTTCTTTGTGTGGATTGCTTGTGTGGTTTTACTGTAGCACAGTGTCTAGTGCTTGTGTCAAACCTGTTTTGCCCTCCTGCAGGTAGGTGTCTGTGACATCCCCAACTGTGAGGGGCACGTGGATGGCTTGGGGGAGTGCTGCCTGGAGGGTTTGTGCCATCTGGTGGCCCGCTTTGTCTGGGTCTGACCAGATGTAGATGTGGTCGTAGCCTTCGAAGAATTTGGTCCAAAAGGTTTGCCACGAGGTTGCGCCGGGTAGGGCGACGGCCGGCCATCCGCATTGTTCGAGGATCATGGAGTCGAATTCGCCTTCGCAAATGTGCATTTCGGCTGCCGGGTTGGCCATGGCGGCCATGTTGTAGATGGAGCCTGTGTCACCGGCCGGTGTCAAATATTTGGGG